CTAACAAATATCAAGTTCCACCCGAGCTACTTTATGATATAGCACTCCAAGAGAGTTCATATGACCCACGTAAAGTTAACCCAAATGCACCACCAGGTCTTAATCCACTTGGCCTGTTTCAGTTCACTGATAGCACGTGGGACAATATCCTTAGCCAGTATAATAATAAACCAGGAATGACTCTTTCTCTTCCTAATACAGACAGGCTTGACCCCCGTACAAATGCAGAAGCGGCCGCTTATTTGATTAAACATGGCCAACTGGGTAAGTGGGACGCCAGTGAAGATGTCTGGGGCAATTACTACACACCCCAAGAGTTAGAGGGTCAAGGTTTTTACAGTCAATCTACATATCACCAACCAGGAATGAGAGCAAGTATTCGCTTAAGAGGTGGCCAATAAACTTCACTTGACATATTGAAAAACCCCGTATAATATGATATAAGATAGTTGGAAGAACGGATGTTGGTAATCCAACGCTCTTCGCTAAAGAGTGGGTCTAAAAAGCCGCGCAGGTTCAATTCCTACTTCTTCCGCCAGGCTGTGGTGTGCTGCGGACAACCACAGGATAAATAAGCAACGCAGCAGCACGGAGATTAGGGTATCGGCCAACCCGCGTGGTTTGGGACCACGTTTCGCAAGATGTAACTAGTTCGACTCTAGTATCTCCGACCAAGGGTAGATTGTCCGCAAGATGGTCTACCGCAAGCTAATCCTGACGTTAACCACTGTACATGGTTGTCAGGAAATCCGCGAGTTTGTCCGAATGGCCAGGAATTTGCCTTCCAAGCAAACTAAAGGGGTCCGACTCCCCTAACTCGCTCCGATGAGTGTTGTCCACCAACTGAGGGCATTTATGTAGTAATACTAAGCGCTTTACCACGCGAGGTTGCGAAAAAAGTAAGCAGGTATGGGTAATGAAACGGGCCTGCAATCAACCAGCTCATCCTAAGGAAGATTAAAGCGTACTGGGTCGCACTAGTCTTGAAAACTATGCTAGCAATGGCAGAGGGGTTCGATTCCTCTATCTTCCGCTTATGAACAGCGTTTTTTACTGTTGTACTAACGAGACCTTAATTTAAGGCCCGTTGGTGAAGTGGAAACACGGCTGTTTGCAAAACAGAGACTGCAAGGGTTCGATTCCCTTACGGGCCTCACAATAAATAAAGAGCGGTAGTTGAGAGGGAAAACAGTTCTCTGATACAGAACAGGCCGATGGTTCGAGTCCATCTCGCTCTACAAGTTGCAGGTGTGTTACGGGGAACCAAAGAGGACGGACAGCCTAACGCGCAAGCGAGGACCCCCTCCCTGAGGAAAGTCCAGCCATCGAAGCAAGGATGTTCAGGTTAAATCCTGATTACCCGCGAGGGTAGATTAGAGGAACAGTGACGATTCTGCGGTGCATTATCCTATTAATTTAGGGTGGGCATTCAAACCCATTAGCAAGTGCAGAGTGAAACGGCCAATCTCCTCCGATGAAACTCGTGAATCCTAAAGGGTCAAACCTTAAAGTTCTGCTTGAACGGATATCGAGGACGAGATAGATTACACTTAAAACAGAAGCTGGCTTACTCGCAACTTTCGTCGAACATCATGGGCGGAATGGTTTCGCAGGAATCTTATACATTCCACAAGCTAGTTCGATTCTAGAATGGTGTACAATTCCTATTGTAAATAATCGATTGTTGTGTTAAAATTCTTCTAATGCCTAATAATAGTCTGGCAAAGATTAATCAGGATGTAGCAATTTCCTTAGATAAAGAGGAAATTAACAAACTTCAGGCGTGGGAAGATTGGGTGATATACTACCTTCAACTAGGAGAAGCTTCAAACTCTTTTTCTTGGTACAAAGCAGACCTTCTTTTGGCATTATATGGAAAGTTTGGAGAAGGTTCTTTGGATAAATTTGCTTCTGATGTAAAGGAGCCCAAAAGCACTGTTATTAATTATGTTCGTACTGCCCGCGCGTTTCCACCCGACAAGCGAATAGCTCACTTATCTTTCACTCATCACTTTCAAGCAAGTTATGCTGACAGTTTTAATGAAAAAACTAATGAATTTGAGGGAGAGTTAAGACACGAGTTACTCGCAAAAGCGGCAGACGACAACCTTTCCACAAGGGCTCTTCAAGATGAAGTCAAAGAGTCTAAACAACCTGACTACAGAGAAGTAAAAACCTGTGAGTTCTCTGGTATATCTTCTGATAAGGTTGGACGCTTCGTATTTTATTCCCCCGAACTACATTTAGCAGAAAAATTCTTCTTACATCCAGACTCTTTTAAAGAAATTGTCAAGTATATTCGTACTGCCCATGATAAAAAATGAATACAATCAAATTTATAGATTTATTTGCGGGAATAGGAGGGTTTAGATATGGGCTTGAAAAAGTTGGGGAACAAGTACAGGGTTTTCCGCAACGACAAGAAGAAGTCGGAGATTCAGGGAATGAGCTTCTTCGAACCGTGGGGAATTATGGACATAGTGGACAATCACCCCAAAAATATACTTGTGTTTACTCAAATGAATGGGACAAATATGCAGCACAAATCTACAATAGCCATTTCAAGCACCCAAGCACACTCAACCAAGATGGTGGAGATGAGCCCGACTCTTCCAGAAGCAATGGGGAAGGGTGGGGGTCACGTGCCGATGGTGTTGACACAAGAGACATCAGAACAGTCCCGACCTCAGAAATCCCAGACTTCGACCTCCTTGTTGGAGGATTTCCTTGCCAAGCATTTAGTATCGCTGGAAAACGCAAAGGATTTGACGACACCAGAGGGACTCTCTTTTTTGAAATCGCTAGGATTCTCAGAGACAAAAGACCCAGGTATTTTATACTCGAAAACGTCAAAGGTTTACTTAGTCATGACGAAGGAAAAACTTTCCAGACAATACTTGGGGTTCTCACCGACTTGGGGTATGAGTATCAATGGCAAGTTCTTAACAGCAAGAATTTCGGAGTCCCTCAGAACAGGGAGAGAGTGTTCATTGTCGGAAATTTTAGAGGAGAACGTCGACCAAAAGTATTTCCTGTCTCAGGAGCAAACGAGGAAGATATTAGGAACGTCGGGGAAGATTTGTCTTACTCCTTAGACGCAAACTATCACAAAGGGACAAACACTTTAGACAAAGGGAGAAGACAGCTAATTCAAAAGATAGGTGGTTCACAAGGTATGAGGGTGTATGACCCTAAGGGGTTGTCAACCACAATCGCTGGACTGGCTGGAGGATGGGGAGCTAAGACTGGCCTTTATGCCATGCAATGGCGTAGAACCGAAAAAGGCAAAGAAGAAAGAAGAAAGAATCAAGCTAACGGAAGAGATTACACACCCTTTTCAGACGGAGCGAGAGAGGTTGTTCCTAACCCAGGCAAAAAGATTATTGGGACAATTACTTCTCAGGCAGTAGCAAAAGATTCTTTAGTTGGGAATGAAACCCAGATTCGGAGACTTACGCCAGTGGAGTGTGAAAGGTTGCAGGGTTTTCCAGATGGCTGGACTGAGGGAGTAAGTGATACCCAAAGGTATAAGTGCCTTGGAAATGCAGTCACAACAAACGTAATAACTTGGATAGGAGAAAAATTATTAAATGGCTGAAGAAAATAAAAAACCATCATTAAATAGAATAATTGCCCAAATAAACAAAAAGGCAGGAGAGAATGTCATTGGTCGACTTGGTAAAATGGAAAATGTCGCCACTACGCGCATTCCTACGGGCGTTCCTCAACTAGACACAGCAATAGGTGGCGGTTTCCCTGTTGGTAGAATGGTAGAACTATACGGTTTACCATCTTCTGGTAAATCTTTAATTGCCCAGTTAGTTATGGCTCAGGCGCAAAAAATGGGCGGAGAGTGCGTCTATGTAGATGCCGAAGGAACTTTCGACCCCGTCTTTGCTAAAACACTGGGAGTGAACACTGATGACCTTGTTTTGGTTCAAATGGGCATTGGGGAAGACATCTTAGACTCCATGTGTGAGCTTCTAAAGGCTGAGCCCATGGTAATGGTGGTAGATTCTATCGGGGCAATGATAACTAGGGATGAAAGTGAAGAGTCAGTTGAAAAGGTGTTCATGGCTCCTAAGGCACGTCTTATGTCAAAGGGAATGCCTAAATTAGTGGCTTTGAATAAAAAGACTCTAATTATTTTTATTAATCAGCTCAGGAAGAACATTACAATGTTTGGTGGAGGCGGAAACACCACAATGGGAGGTATGGCTTTGGGTTTTTATGCATCGGTTAGAGCTGAGGTCAAAAGAGACAGGGAACTACTATATGAGGGAGGAAAAAAGAGCGGAGAAGTCATTGGACAGATAGTTCAATTTAATATTACAAAGAACAAGACTTCTCAGCCTTACAAGACAGGAAGTTTTAAATTCTACTTTGACGGACGCATTGAATAGTATTATAATGAATTAAATATGACTGCCTATAGTGAACGAAATAAAACAATAATTGAAAAGCTCGGGGATGGTTCTTCTACCATGAATGCCTTAGCCAACTTATATGGAATAAGTCGACAGAGAATCAGTGAAATATACCACAGAACAATTGGGCAGAAACAAGGCTATTATCTCACTCAGAAGAAAGTTCTCAAATCACAAGCTACTGAAAAGAAATTGTCTGAAATAAAATTCCACTGTTCTGCTTGTGGAATAGCAGTAACCTATAGAGATGCTGGAAGAAAATCTAGGTTTTGTGCACAGTGTCACCAACTTTCCCAATACGGACAGAAAGACATGAACATAACTATTCCATGCCGAGAGTGCGGTAATCAATTTCACCCATTCCGTTCTAAAAGAACAATGAATAACTTCTGTAGTCGTGAATGCTTCCACAAAAGCAGAATCAAAGATAAATTCGCCTATGCCCAAAAAATGGCAACTAAAAGAGAAGTCTGACGCTAAAATCTTCAACGGAAAGCGGGTCAAAGGAAGTGGTAATCGATGGTACAATCCAGGAGACATTAGAAGTGAACACTTTCTTATTGAAGCTAAACAAACTGACAAAAAGTCATACTCCCTCAACAAAAATAAATTAAACAAGATTTACGAGGAAGCCCTCTTCAGCTATAAGACTCCAATGTTTTCTATTAAAATTCAAGACTTAGACGTTGTGGTTCTCTTCAGGGAAGATTTTGAAAAGATTCTCCAACAACAAAAAAACCAGACGGTAGGATAAAGAAAACTGCCCTTCTGTGAGGTCGGGCGGAAGTCTTTCCGCTGGTTCTTTTGTTTGATTAGTTAGCTAATCATGACTACTATATCACAATATATCGACTTTGTCAATAGCCTTGAATCTCTACTTCGACTCTTTGTTCTTCTTTTTTACACTTAAACTTTTCAATATCTATTTTGTAGACCAATGAGTCATTTTCGAGAATACCATTCTTCTGAAGAGAATCTAGAATGGGTTTAGCTATGTTATCGACATCTTGGCGGTAATAGTTGGTGTACAAAGTAACCCATACTTCGACTTCAGTATTGATAGGTGTACTTCTCCTATATTTTTTCTTTAGAATCTTTCCAGCTTCCTCAAACCATACTTTGCCCTCTTTTGTAATATAAGAGCGGGCAAATCCCCCGCGAGATGTGAAGGCATAAATATGATTAATCGATGGAGGTTTTGGCAGAGTAACTTGCATAATAATTTGACCCGTCCTTTTTAATAGACTGGGCACCTGGACTAAACCATCCAATCTTGTTGGTCCTCATATACTCTTTGGAGCAAACTTGGGAGCAAAATTTTCGAGATTTATAACGATTAATACTTTCGTAACTCTTCTTCGGTATCTCTTTACCGCAATTAATACAATTGTGCAATATGGGCAGTTTCACTTCTTAAAATACTATACGATATGTCGTATATATTAGTGATATCAAACTTAACCCATATTGTCAATTGGAATATTAGAAAGGCTAATCCTGTAGTTAAATATTATATTCTTTCTTGATTAGTTCTTTAATTTTGTCTTTCTCTGCTGGAGTGTAAACACGCCATCTAATCTTGCCAGAAGTTCTTTGGCCACTAGGAATAGCTAATCTCTTTTCCAACCGATAGAAGGTCGCCCTATTAAGAGGTAGACCTTCTTCGGTCAGTTCTTCGAGTATCCTTCCTAAAGTGATGTAAGGGAAAATCCTCATATACTTAAACCCAATTAAACGAATGTTTAGAAGGGCAAGTCATCGCTTTTCGGTTGGTCAGTCCCAGTTGCTGGAGCTGCGGGTGCAGCTGGTGCATTGGCGTCTCTGACGAAAACACGATAATTCTTGTAGGCTCCACGAGCATCTTTACCAGGGGTCTTCCCCAAGTAGTCAATGCGTATCACAGAATTAAGTTCGATATTCTCGAACCGACCGTCAAGAACTGTGCTTCCCCATATTCCACGCTTTTCACCGTTCTCCAA